GTGGGTGTCATACTTATGTGACTACTCCGGCTGGGATTGGTTTTACGAACCGCCTCCATGGCAAGCTGGTCAGAATCATGTGTGGCCTTCAAAGTGGCATCAGTATTCAGGCACATATCTCATACCTAAGACGCCCACAGACCAATGGAACTTTCATACAGAAGCTATAGCAACACAACCTGTAGACGAAAACTGGAAGGTATTGCATGCGATTGATCATGCTGAGTTTGACTTCTCCTGGCACCCACACCCACTAGACCCGCCATATATCTATGTGTGGGGCAATCAACATTGGCCAGGGGAAAAAATGCCCACAGTGGAATATTGTGTTGAAGGTGCTACTGAACGCAAGTATATGGACTGGCCAGCTTCACTGCGCCCAACAACTACAAATTGGACAACACCTGCGCTGATTGATCCTAACAGTGTGGACTATTCATGGCGGCCAGATCCACAAGACCCACCTTATATCTATGAATTTGCTACACAATGGCAACCCAATGGCGGTGCTGTGTACACAGTGCCTGGCGCTGTAGAACACAAGTATGTGGGCATACAACATCGCAGACTGCCCAACAAAGCTGCATGGAAATTTTTAGAACCAGTAGCCAGTTTTGATTGGTCATGGCATCCGGACAACACTGAGCCGGCCTACAACTATGTGTTTGGTAACCAACACTGGCCAGCTACAGAAATGCCTACCATTGTTTACAAAATGCCAGGTGCCGAATCAGACAAGTTCATGGATGTGTTGGTTGCACGCCTGTGGGGTTGCATGGGTAACTGGGAGTTGTGCGAAGACATCGACGATAGTGTATGGGATTGGACCTGGGTGCCTAATCCCAATGATCCTCCGTACATCTACGTATTTGGCAATCAGTGGAATCCTCCTGAACTCAAGGCCAGTTTGCGGTATCATGTTGAAGGCGCAACAGAATTTAAATACATGGATCAGCGCACACGCAGACTACCACAACCAGAGTTGTTTACAAATCATTTGCCTGTGGCTGAGTTTGACTACAGCTGGGAACCTGATCCCACAGATCCGCCAATGACTTATGTGTTTGGCAACCAATGGAACACAGGTGTGTTAGAACCCACAGTGACTTATACCACAGGTGGAACAGAAACCAAGTATGTGGACAACATTGCTGCCAAGATTGCGCCAGACAAAACTAAATGGGAATTATTAGATGACATTGAAGAATTTGATTACAGCTGGAGGCCTGATCCTACTGATCCTCCTTATATCTACGTGTTTGGTAACCAGTGGCTCGCTCCCGAACAGCGACCTGCTGTCCAATATCATGTACCTGCCGCTGATGAGATAAAATACATGAGCCATCCTCGTGCCAAGCGCCGAGGAGATCCTGCACGTTTTGAGCAATTGTATCCTTGCGAGTTTGATTGGTCCTGGGAACCTGAACCAGGAAGCCCTCCTTATATCTATGTGTTTGGTAATCAATACTACCCAGCAGAAGTCATGCCTACATTGACGCTGACTGTGCCCGGTGCAACAGAACGCAAGTACATGGACATAGCTGCAAAACTGCTGCCACGGCACGACAATCATTGGCACACGTTGGTAGACTGTGAATGGGATTATACCTGGAGGCCAGAACCTGGAAGCCCTCCTTACATCTACGTGTTTGGCAACCAGTGGTGGTCAGCAGAAAAAATGCCCACGGTAGAATATCATATGCCCGGGGCAACAGAGCGCAAGTACATGGATATCAATGCAGAGTTATTGGTAGACATGACACATTGGCACATCCCAGAATATGTAGACGTCACGGATATGGACTTTAGTTGGGTTCCTGATCCAGGTGAACCGCCTTACATCTATCAGTTTGCCACGCAACACCAAAAAACAGGCGGTCCACAGTATCGTATGCCTGGTGCAACAGAGTTCAAGTATGTGGACATGATGCGAGCCGAAGTTAAAAAAGAAGCAGCACCCATCTTTGAAATTGATCACTTGGATGGTGCAGCAGGGCAGATTCCCGGCACAGTCAAGAAGGTGCGTTACTTTGACAACTATCGCGACACGCTGATACGTCTGGCCAAAAGTCTAGCAGGTGAATACGAACATGTATGGGTATGCAGTAGTATCTGTGACTACACTGGGTTCGACTTCTCGTGGCATCCTGAAACTTGGCAGTCAACAATGTTGCACGTATTCCCCAGCAATGACCAAAAGTTTGGGGACACATTCTACATGCATGTGCCTACCTTTGCAGAACGTGCTGAAAAGAAACAGTTGTTGGAATGGTATTCAGTGAACTATGTGTCACGCCGGAGTGTGCCACGTAGATCCATGCCTGTGATTGAACACACTGCCGATTCGCATGTGGATGCAGTCAAGAACACAGATTGGTCAGGCCCATTGGCACTGTTCTCTACCAATGGCGTACCCATCACCTTGCCCACTGTGCCACTTTGGCGCCAAGAAACCAAGACCATTGTGCCATTGAGTGAGGGTGCCAGTGCAGTGATTGTGCCAAAAGTGGCCCGAGGCGATGTCCGAACACAGTTGTACAATTATGCACACATTGACAAGACCCAACGCAAACGCCACAGCGATCAGCCATTAGATATTGTGTTTATCAGCAACGGAGAACTCAGTGCTGACAAAAACTATCGCAAACTGGATGACAGCAAGTACAATCGAAACAATCGACTCAAACGAATTGACCGTGTAAATGGTCGTGCAGCCGCTTATCATGCCGCAGCTAGAGCCAGTGCCACACCGTGGTTCTTTGCAGTGTTTGCTAAACTAGACATTCGCATGGATTTTCCATGGGACTGGCAACCAGATCGTATGCAACAGCCCAAACACTATATCTTTCATGCACACAATCCTGTAAACGGCTTGGAGTATGGACATCAAGCCATGATTGCTTACAATCGAGATCTAGTGTTGGCCAATCCTGGTGTGGGACTTGACTTTACATTAGACAGCGCACACGAAGTTGTGCCAATCAACTCAGGCACAGCATGGTACACAGACACGCCGTGGCAGGCCTGGCGCACAGCATTTCGTGAAGTAGTCAAACTCAAGCACAGCTTGCCTGATGTAGAAAGTGAGTACAGGCTCAACATGTGGCTCAGCAATACTGGAGAAGTTCAAAACGCTGAGTGGAGCCAATGGGGTGCAGAAGATGCTGTGGATTATTATGACGAAGTAGGTGGAGATTTTGTAGCTCTTAAGAAAAGCTACGAGTGGGATTGGTTGGCTAGCTATGCGTTTATGCGACGCAACTTAACACCTGATCACTGATGTATTCAACTTCTAAGTCAGTGAGTTCAGGATACAATGGCAAGCTAAGAACTCTACGTGCTAGACTAGAACTCACGGCCAACATATCTGGGCCAGGCCATTGACGATAGACATCAATTTCATGTATAGGGCGCTCGTAATGTACACGAGTTTCAATTTTAAGATCAGCTAGTTTTTGTTTGACTGCGTTTCGATTGTCAATGTCAATTACAAACTTGTGATGTGCATGATTATGTGCGTTGTTCTCATCAATCAAGCATCGAATCTTGGAATTCTTAGCAAAGCGTTCGCGCCAGAAGTCGGATATCTGCGCTCGGCGAGCCTGCCACCGGTCAATGTGTTGTGTTTTGATCAGCATGGTAGCACAGTCAATTTCGCTCATGCGACTATTGGTTCCCGCATAGTTGTGCGTGGGTTTGCCGTTGTCTCTCCAGGCACGGGCAAATTCAGCAAGATCCGAGTTGTCTGTGACAACAGCCCCTCCGTTGCCATAACAGGCTAAGTTCTTCATAGGGTCAAAGCTAATGGCTGCGGCATCACCTATGCGTTGACAACTGTTGGCCAGCCAGTGTTGGGCAGCATCTTCGATCACAATAGTGTTGGTAGCTACCCAATGATTCCAGGAACGCACATGAGCCGAATGTGTGATTGATTTGCCATACAGACCCACTAACACCACAGCATCATAATCCACACCCTGTGGAAACTTTGTATCGTCGATGATGCCGTAAGCGTCAGTGTCAATGAAATGAATGTCCCAACCGGCACGTATAAAAGCGTTTGCTGTAGCCACGTAGGTAAAGCTGGGCATGAACACCTTGGGATGTAGTGTTAGTTGAGAGGCCCAGTATTCGGCAATAATCTCCAAGGCATGTGTGCCCGAGTGACAAGTCACAGCATATTTTGAACGATTTTTCTTGGCGAGCCAATGCTCAAATTCAGCGGTGTTGTTGCCGTTCATAAGAACTCCTGAACGCAGAACTTCGTCTGTGGCGTTCAGGACTTGATCTCGCAGTGCGTTATACTGTTTTCGGAGACCAGTAAAGGGGATGGTTAGTCCGGTTGTAGTTGACATTTCCAATAATCGCTTGTGCTTAACCATTTGTAGTATTCGCGGAAGCCTTCTTCAACGTCAACTTGGGGGTCATAACCAAGAATAGTTCTAGCACGATCAATATTTAAGGCACCTCGGCTGGGGAAGTCTGCGTCTTTGTCACGGATATCGATGCTGCCTTTGCCCACAATATCAACCACCATTTCGGCGGCCTGCTGGAGTGTGACTGAATGAGATTTAGTAATATTGTAAGTATTGTTCTTAGCCGTGATCCTAGTTGATGCTGCCACAATACCCGCTGCCGCATCATCCACATAGGTAAAGTCAAGTGTTTCTCCTGCGCCATTGACCCTGAGGGTACCACCACGCATTGCGGTGAGCATAAATTTTGCAACAACCCGATCTTCCACATCCAGCGGTCCATACACTGCCGACGGACGGATGACCACATATTCCATGCCTGTTCGTCGGGCATAATCTTTGACAAGATGTTCTCCTGCTAGTTTCATAATGCCGTACTGTCCTTGCGGCTGGCATTCGTCGTCTTCTAATACCTGATCTTCAAAGTCTCCGTACACCATGCTAGAGCTGATGTACACAAAACGTTCTACACCGTGCTTTTTGGCACTCTCCAACAGATTGATCAAGCCAGTCATCATTACTTCGCTGCCGTGTCGAGGATCAGCATTGACAACTTTTTGTCTAGGAAAGCTGGCACAGTGAATGATTACCGTGGGCTTCTCTTCGGAGATGATACGCTCCATAGCGTCAGTCTCTGTGATAGAATTTGGATACCATGTGTGTGGTTTGAGTTTTTTAAGTCGCTCACTCATCAAGTAATCAACTTCACTCTGTGGGATGATCCCATAGGTAGTGTGAGTATCTACTACCACAACTTCGTCTTCACGTTGTTGTAGGCGAGCCACAACATTGTGCCCAATAAGACCGTGCCCGCCTGTTACTAAAAATTTGCTCATCTATTCTCCCATTTTAGTTTAAACATCATATACACTTGATCGTCCATCACATAGAATCTACCACTATCGGTATAGTTCCATCTAGCACCTTTTTGTCCAAATGTTTTAAACAACCAATCTTTTTGTGCAGAACTTAATACTCCTGAGCTTCTGTACTGTATCACAGGCACAAACTTCTTACCATCCCACACTTGTTTTTTTACCACGGCAGGAGGGGCAATTTCTACTTCAAGGTATTCTACTTGCTGATTCCACCCCATTTGAGCCTCCAAAATGTTTGGTCTGGATCGCTGAGTCTAGCTATGATTCGATATCTTTGTCCGTAGGTTGCCTGGTTTAAGTTTCGAATCCAGTAAGGTTTTTCTACAGCATGTTCCATGATCCAAGCACCTTCAGAACTTTGTTGCCATTCCCAAATTGGACCGCCAGCATATAAATCTGGATCTTCAACATCGCTTATAACAAATTCATGTACACATACATCAGAAAAACGCACTGCACAGCCGTCAATGATTTTTACTTCTTGTGGCTGCCAGTGCAGATATTCAGCGGGTTGGTTGTGATTTATTGTTGTTGCCATACTAGAGTATAGCACATGATTTCATGGTTGAGCAACTAGTTCGGCAGCCATTGGGAATATTTCTGCAATAACTTTGGCACATGCACGAGCCACTTCCATGTGCTCTTTTTGTGTGCCATTGCCTGATCTTAGTTCGATAAAGTGAATCCAACTACGCAGGGTACCGTTCATGTACATGCGACTCACTGTGAGTCCTTCAGGCAACACAGCTCGGGCCTGTTCTTTGGCAATGCCGTTCTTGATGGCCCATGCGTACTCTTGCTTGACACTGAATAACACACGTTGTTGGGCACGTTCCCATTCAATGGCCAACAACCGTTGTGCCTCGTCTGTCATGTCCAAGTCTACACTGTTTTGTCGATTTTTGGTGTCCTGGAATCGAGCTTCACGTAACACAAACGCCTCATCCAGTTCAGCTGTGGGATCAGCATATCGCTGACTGAACTCTTGAAAGCTGAAACTTCTGTGACGCAGAATCTGTCGGGCAATATCACGGGTGGTCACAATTTCGCAACAAGCTGACACCATTTCCAGCGGGCTCCAGTGAGCATGCTTGACCAGGTATCGGATAAGTCGTTCGCTGGTTTCTGTTGTGAACTGGTTGGCAGGGTTGGACACACGGGCACAATAGGCAATAAGCTCTTGTGCATCATCGATGCCTTGCTCAGCAAAATGTGCGGTAGGTTGGCTATAGGATACCAGGGATACATTCATTTTTAAAGGCCGTTTAGTAGTTTATCGGTTTCGGGTTGAACGATTTCTGCCACTGCTACAATGTCTACCACAAAGTCTAGATCACGAATGTCATCTCCGAGTTCTGCTAGAGTACGAGTCAGAACTACTTCAATTTCTTCCATGTCTAGACCTTGACGGTGCAGTGTGTGTAAGTTGATTGTGCGCTGTCTTTTACCAGACAGTTTTACAATCACTTTTTTAATACATTCAAGTGGGACCTCGGTCTTGTTGACCTCGTTGATTAAATTTTCCCACTTGTTGAGTGCGTCTTCACTGAATTGCATCCGCGGTCACTGCCTTTGCTTTTGGGCGACCGCGCTTGGTAGGTTTTGCAGCGGTTGTAGACACTGGTGCAGGTTCTGCAAAGTTGTCTAGGTTTACATTAGAATACATGCGTTGAGCTTCTTTCTTCATGCGGGCTGCTTCCGCTATGAGACCTTTGGCTTCAACTTCCATTTTCTTGGCCTGAGCTAGCATGTTGGTTGCAAGGGCCTTGTCATCTAGTGCACCGTCGGCATTCATTGGTGGAGGTGTTTGACCTTTGTCTCTTAACGCCGCTTCTTGTTCTAAACGACGACGTTTGTACTCTCGTTCTTGGTCTCGCTTGACACTTGGATCAACCATGCCTTTGCTGTTGTCCAACTGCTCCAAACGTTTGCGAGCATCGTCGCCCATTTCCATCTCACGAACAATACGATTGAGTTCGTCTAGTTTCACAGAGCTTGTGGCATTAGGAGTCACAATGACCTGGCTGGAAGGAATCTTCTTGATCATGCCTTCTCGATGCAGGGCTTCCAACTGCGGGCGTCCGTCGGGCAACAGTCCTCGATGCAGTGCGTCTGCTAGATTGTTGGCCTGTTGTCCCACAGGGCTTTCCAAGGTCTTCATGATTGAGTCATGAATATGTGTGGGCAGTGTTTCGGGATAAATCACAAGACACATGTGATCCTCGCCGGGTACTTCTCTAAATAAGATAGCGACCTTGCGATCGCCGTGACGTCCAATATGTTTAAGCATTTGTTTCTCCTTGTGCTTGTGCAGTCTGTTGTTCCTGTACGTGAGCTGTGCTGGCTTCTATAAAGCCAGCAATTTTCTCGTAGAGTTCTCCTACAGATTTGAGTTCATGAGCTTTGAACGCACCACGTGCGCTGGCAGCTTCAATGAGATTCTTTACGGATATAATATCGTTAAGGGTGAGTTGAGCATTTTCCATACAGATATTTAAGTGGAATATGTTTGTGTAGAATTTTTATTCTACTCCGAAATGGTCTTTGAGAGCCTGAACAGAACGCTCAATTGTACATTTTACTGTTCCTAAATCATGTGTAGTATACGCACACTGAGTTCCGGTGTTCTCTACAACCGTGATTGCCTGTTTGACAACCGTGTCTAGAAGTTGCGCAACCTCTTCGATGCCAACCCATTTACCGCTGGTGTCTTTTTTTAAAGTTTCTAGTAGTGTTTGATTCATGAAATTTTCCAATAGTATTCTGGTGTGTGTTGATGTTGTATTATAAATGATGTGTCTGGCCATGTGCCGTGTTGTAATCTGTGTAACATATGATTATACACGATTTCATTGGTTTCTGCAGTCATATGGCAAATCATGTTTTTCTCTGGGTACGGCATCACTCCATGATTACGATCTATTTTAATTTTGTACGCTGAACCAAAAGATTCACACATTGGCATATAGTATCTGCTCAACAACGACCAGTCATTAAACCATCCTGCATTGTGAGACATCACAAGAATGGTGTCTGGTCTTACAGCCATGACTCGATCAATCATTAAAGAACATATCTGCTGATCAGTAGCAAAGTCCGACAGCTCTAGATAAAACTGTTCTAGAGCAAGAAGCTTGCTGTTGAGATCAGCAGTCATTGTTAGATTGTTTTGTTTGTAGCCTTGTTCTCTAAAATGCTTAACTGTGCCCGGAGCGTTTAAGTGAAACTCACGATTGTTGGTGCAAACAGGCAGATGCCAGCGCCCTGGGTTTGTTGCTACAAAAATTATTCTATCGTAACGTTCATGTGTTTGCATGAACATTTGATAGCTAAAATATATTGAACTGCCGCCTTTGGCATAGATGCCTACTTGGTCAAAGCGATTACACCAAGCTTTTTTGGCCAACTGTGGATTGAAATCATGCCCGTGATTGGGATCAGCCCAGCTATCGCCGTAAATTCCTATTTTTTCCATGTTTTATAGTTGCTATTTCAGCATCGTAAATTGCTGCCATGGTTCTCCACAATCCATAACGTTCACGATCAGTAAGTCCTAACAGCCACGGAGGATCAGTTTCTAACTTTTTGAGATCATAGTCACTGCGATATGACTTGCACATCTCCAATATGATTTGATCTCGCTCGTTGTTCATTGATATAGCCGAATGTCCTTGTGTTTAACAAACACAATTGTATGCACTTGACTGTTATACTTAATAGGCAAATCCAAGTGTACACTAATTCTTGGTCCTTCTATTTCATTGATCATGGTGTCATTGCCTACACTGCCCACAAACGGAATCTTGTTCCACTTGCCTATCACACGATCTCCGATGTGATAAGTGGGCTTGTAGCCCACTTGGTTAAAATAGTCAGTGAGACTGCCCATGTCAGGTCATTCGGAATCGACAAATTGCATAGTTCAAGTATGCAATTGCAAAAGAGATACCGGCCCAGAGATAATCTCCTTGTGCAAGCTCAGTTAGACCTTGCATTGTGAGCAAGCCAACCAAGAACCAAGTGATAGCATCTTGGTGAGTCACATACCATGTTCTAAATTTACTCATACAATTTTCCTTTCGCGTACGAGAGTTTCAAACTGTTCGAACAGTTCTTCAAACTTATGATGATAAACAGCAGACAATGCCTCAAAATCGGCACTCTCGGCATTCCGCTTGGCCAACAACTTGACGTCATCAACCATGCCCCAGCAACTCATAATTTGTTGTTCAAAATCAAAACGATCAGTCATTTTTTCCATTCCTTTCGAGCCTTCTGAGCTTCGCTAACAATTTTCTTGCCCAATTCCCATATAGGGTGCCAAAAATATCCTATCACTGCACCCACCACAAACCAATTCAATGCATCAAGAAAGTTTTGCATTAGGTCATCCTATCTACATTTTGTCCTGGACGATTAAGATATCGATTCATTTCGATGCGTTTTAACTCATCGGCTTCTCGACGTGCTTTGATTTGCTGTTGCTCGACCACAGCGTCATTATGACGCCGGTCTGCTTTCATTATCTCAGTACGCTGGTAGACTTGGTTGTTCCACTCAGAAATTTTATCAATACCCACTTTACTGCTCCTCGTCATAGTAAGCATATTGGCCCCATGGTGGAACAATACTGGTGGTACCGTGCAAGATAAACACAGTCTCAGTATAGTTCTCATCTCCCCAGCTACCAAACGGATAACCGTCTGTGAACATCACAAGTCGCTTGGGCTCGATCTCGTTTTCTTTCAAGTAGTTGTAAACACAGTCAAAGTCCGTGCCGCCGCCACCTTTGACTTCGTAGTCGCAGATAGTATCCAAGTTGTCGCTGTCGTATTGAGCAGGGTTGTATGCGTCAGTATCAAAAGTGATCACATGGATCCGGTATGCAGGGAACGAGTCCATGATACCTTGAATCTCACTCAAGAAGTCTTTGAGCATGCTTTCAGAGATACTACCAGAAGCATCCAGCGCCACAGCAATATCAATCATGGGATCCAGCTTCATGCCAGGCATCACAGCATCCATGTGCCAGCCCTTGCGACTGGCTCGCATCCAGGTGTAATCGCTCTTGATGGTGGATTCCAATTGCATACGCAACAGTTCACGCCAGTTCATCTTGGGCTCGGTCAAGTCCTGGATCAGTCGCTTGACACCTGCGGGCAAGTTGCCTGCACCGTCCACAGTCTGGGCCGCCGCCAACATGGCTTCTTTGATCTCGTCTTTGATGGCTTGCCGCTCGGCGTCTGAAAGCTTGGGACGACCTTTGCCTTCCTTGTCACCGTCTTTGCCACTGCCATCGCCTTCGCCGTCCAAGTGCTCGTCTATCAGTTGGTCCAACAAGTCCGACAGATTGATCTTTTTTGCGTTCTTCATCAAGGCGTCATAGACCTCTTCAGAACTCATGCCCTTGTACTTGGCATCATACAGGCAAGGCACTGTAGTAATCTTTTCACCTACACGGTGCTCAACTAAATCTGCGTTGACACAATAGTCATTGGCAATGTTCCAGATCTGCGGATCACGATCTCCGCGCCGGCCAAAGTGATCATACACACAATGGAGCACTTCGTGCCCAAACAAGAATTCAATCTCCCTGGGGCGGAGCATGTCTACGAAGCGACTATTGTAATAGAAGTGACGACCGTCAGTGGCCGCGGTGCCGCACCATTCGTCAGCATTGACCAGCTTGAGGCGGGTAGCCAAGTTGCCAAAGAAACTAGCACGAAGCAAGAGACCCACACGGGCAGTGATCAGTTTCTCACGTACCTTACGATCCAGCGCCGGATCCATGGGACCAATTAGATTGGCAAATTTTTCTTTGTCTTCTTTGGTAGCAGTTGTGCCGCTACGGGCATGCAGAACATTAGGGTTAAAATATTGCATGTGAGTCCTTGTGTGAATATGTGTATATTATAGCAAATTGGCGAATTTAAGTCAACTGTTTTTTGCCTGTAGCAAATAGTATACATTTTTGAGGTCTTGGGCGTTTTACAGCAATTCTTTAGGTGATCTCTGTGTCTTGCCCTACAGAATCGTTTAAGTAGCGCAGTATAAACCAACTCTGTGTACTTTCGTTGTAAAAATCCAGGTGTACTTGGTCCTTGTAGTGCATGGTGGGACCGTCTTTTCTTGCATGCTCGTTTGGCACTAGTCCACGATGGTAGCGATATGTGAATCCCAACTCGCGTCGCAAACGTGGCCTTATGGCCATGCCCATGCCATACTCCTGTAGGATTCGTGCATAGATATCTGACCATTCCCCGGGCCTGTGAAATACAATCAGATTCTTTTTAACTGTTACTTTCATTTGGGTGTGCCAATACAAACCAGTTTAGTTCTTTGTCACTATTTAAATAGATGCGGTAGTCATTGTACTGAACCGAATACGCCCAGTGTCGGTTGATGTCATCTTCTTGGACCGCAGTATTACTAGGATCTTGTTTACGGAGTTTCAGTCGGGCACGAGTCTCAACATCTTGACTCCAGCCCCAAGTCTGGTTCATCCAACGACGACTACGATCAAAGTCTAGTACGCCAGTGCCAACTCTTGCGCTTTTAGAGAATTCCAGCATGTAGTTAAAACTAGCTTTGTGGCTGTGTCGATGATCTAATTTGGTTACTTGATATCTCATGGCATAAAACAGAAAAGGGCCTTAGGCCCTTTTCCTATCTCCTATCAGGCAGAAGCTTGCAGGATGTACTTGCCATAACGGCTGTGAAACTCGTCAAAGTTCTTGAGCTTGGTAGGCAGGAATGGCAAGTCGTATGTTGTCAATGCAATACGAGCACCCATCACAACCAGTTCTGTCTCAAAGTTCTTCATCATGTAGCCTAGGAAGTTATCGGCCATCTCGTGAAACTCTTTGTCGGCAATCTTGTTCTCAACACCAGCCTTGAGCTCGTAGCACATGGAGATCACCAAGCTGTACATGGCACTGACCTCTTTGACGTTCAAGTCCTTGACCTTGCCCTTAAGGATGTCCACAGGGTTGGGCATCTTGCTGGCAACCTTGCGGTGAGCCATAAACTTCACTGCAAGACCTTCACCTACTGTACCAGCAATTAAGTTAGTCAGTGTGTCGTTGTCTACAGTCTCGTCGCTGAGCAGTTGGCTCACAAAAGTCCACGAGCGCGGCGTGGCAAACGCACGGCTGGCACTCTTGGCATCAAAGTCGTAGAGGTCTTGCTTGGCAAAGCTCAAGTAACCCACAACGTCCTTGTGGATCTTGTTCTGCACAGCCCACTCTTGATACGAAGCAAAGTCCACTTTCATCTCTTGGTGGATGAAACGGTTTGCCAGCGGAGTCGGCATACGATATGTAACGCCTTTGTCGCTTTCACGATTGCCTGCGGCAACCATTACAACATTGTCTGGCAAACGGAACTTACCAATTCGGCGATTCAGGATCAGCTGGTAGGCAGCCGATTGCACTGAGGCAGGGGCAGAATTAAGTTCGTCCAAGAACAAGACCACAATAGGATACTGGCTGGCCAGTTCTTCGTCGGGCAGTTCTACTGGGGGAGCCCAGTCCATCTTGCCCAAGTCTTTGTTATAAAAAGGAATACCACGAATGTCAGTGGGTTCCATCTGACCCAGGCGCAGGTCGATCATGAGTCCACCTAGCTCACGGGTAATGCCTTCTACCAGCTCACTCTTGCCGATGCCTGGAGGACCCCACAGGAACAAAGGTCGTTGTACTTTGAACGCCAAGAGCAGGGATTTACGAGCCTGGACGGCTGTGACGGTGCGGGTATCTGACATGGGATTGTCTTTCAAAAAATGTTATTAAGCAGTTATTGTAACAAATTGGGATTTTTCGGTCAACTGTTGATTGTTGCAAAAGGACTACAGTTTTCTAATTGAGTTTGCTCAACAAGTTCTGCAGCCTCAACAACAAAATGAACAGGAATTTCCAGTTCGCGGGCCACCTGTGCAAAGCTCTTGCCTTGCTCTAACAAGTACTCAATATCGAGTACTAAATCGCTCATCTTGCTCATTGCAGTTCCTTTGCTGTCTAAGTGCTTGTATTGTAGCAAATTGCGAATTTACAGTCAAAGAAAACCCTGCTCTGAGCAGGGTTTTAAAAAGTAATACTTGAGTACTACATTGTAGGACCATTGCCGTTTTTAAACCCAATTTCGCCGCCTTCTGCTTCAATACGCTTGTAGACGTCTTCTAACAAGATGGGACGGAAGTCGGTTTGCTCCACGCACACACAATGGTAACGAGTGTCGTTTTCTGTCGAGTACAACACAGCGCCAGTTCGGGCATCTACACCACGTGCTCGCTTGACACGACTGGCGTGCAAGTGTCCGTGAATGTTGGTACCAAAGCGACCCAAGCTAGCCTCATGCACAGGGATGTGACTTAAAATCATTCCGTTCAATACATGGTATGCACGTAACTCACGGAAGTACTGCCTATACTCGTCATCACGGAAGATGTCGTGGTTGCCGCGGATCAAGACCTTGTCGCCGTTCAAGCGACTCAACGTCTTTAATGCCTTACGGTTGATAACAACATCACCCAAGTGGTATACCTTGTCGCTGGGACGAACAGTGTCGTTCCAACGACGGATCATTTCCTCATCCATTTCGTCAGGATCTGACCATGGACGCAATTTCACCTCAGGATCATCCGGGTGTGTAAATCGGCACACACCAGCATGTCCAAAGTGTGTGTCACTGACTAAAAATGTAGCAGGCATAATACCTCCTTAAACGGTTATCCAATCATCCGAGTCACGGTATTCAATGCTTTCGCTACCGTCATACTCGTTTATCTTTATTTGTTGTCCTTGATCGACCCATTCCACAGCCAAATCACCAATGCCACCTAAGTAAGCATCGGGCCACTTTACTATAGCATAGGCCAATATCTGTTCTTTATTGCCTTTGAGCACAAGATCTACTAGACCCGAGTCAAACAGCATGTCAGGATATTCGTAGTTCCATGTGTACCATCCTGCGCCAAAGCCTGGCGATACCAACACGGCAATCTTTCCGTCTTTTACTAGTTTGTTCATGATAATCTCCTGGATAGGAGATTATCTCTCCCATCCTATGTTAGTGTTTCTCCAATCATTGGCGTGATCGAAGGGTTGTTCATCGCTGTCGTACGTCCAGCCCAGTTGTCGCATCAGCTTCTGCTTGACTCGCAAGTTAGGGATTCGTGTGCGTTCTGCATCCTGAAACCCCATCATCACGCCAACTTCAGCTACAGCACCTGAACGGCACAGACCAGCATAGCAATGCACAACCACGTTCATGTGATTGTCTAATGCATGTTTCAGCAGGCGCACAATCTCCGCAGCCTGAACATCACTGATTTTGGCTTCTTCAGGAAAGCCATCTTTGTCCTCTGCGTCTAAGAATTCAAAACGATGTGTTTCTCGAAACTCATGTGCAGGGCTAGGCCACCAGCTAGTAGCAGGATCCATAATTTGGATCAGCATACTGTTAGGGCCAGCTTCGTGATGAAACCTTATGGGCACATCGGCTGCGGCTACGTTTTCAATCCAAGGCATCATAATCTCCTAATGTGCTATTGTAGCACAACAGTAAATTCGGGTCAAGCTATACTAAAGTATTACTTTTTTCCACGATACCTGTCGCGCTGTTGTGGTGGTTCTTTGAGTAGGTAATTGCGACCAATCAAGCCGTGTTCGATTTCGCCCAGGGCAGTGACACCAGCACTGTGCTTGCTGAGGACCTTGGGTTGATGCCCTGAATTGAGTTCGCGAGTGCGAGTGGCTGCAATCAACACAAGGTCATATCTGTTGCCCACAGCTTCCACAGCTTGTTGGCTATTGAGTCCGGTTAGTTCGTTAAGTTTCTTCATTTGGTGGTAATCCATTGGAGTGTTTATCTGAAATACGATCAGCATCTTGAAACAGACGCTTTTCTTGTGCTGTGAGTCGATCCTTATGGGTCTTGCGTGGGTTACCACACAAATAGCAGTGAGGATTACCGCAATCCATGGCATGGTGTTTGGCTAGTCTATGCGGCTCCTTCACTGCTTTGTCTTTGCGAGTCAGGCCATGTGCTCGGGCAATTTTTACCTGCCGGGAAATAGCCACGTCAGTTTTGTGACGACGTCGTGAATTAAGGAATTTTGCTAGATCATTGCTCATAATGTATTTAAAGTTTTATTGACTGTGCAGTCCTTGATTTACTACGCTGACATCTAGGTCAAACATACTGCTCAAGAAACTGGTATAGTCTAGTACAGTATAGTCTTGATAGATGGGTTTGTCAACCCAGGGTACAAGGCCATTGGTGGTTCTGTCGCCAATTTTGACAAAAGACTCGCCTAACATGGCAGCAGTTTCGCCGAGAACTTCGCCCAGCACTGCTCGTAGGTTTTTATTTCGTTGCTCTAGGATTTTTAGAACGGGCAATTCAATTTCCATAAAAAACCCAAAGTCGCTTTGTTTGTCAGCTTGCCAGGCAGTACGATCAAATCCTTGATACAAATGCTGTCGCATAGCGTCTTGAACGTGCCGGCTCATTTTTGTTGTTGTACGAGTTTCCAGAGTTTGATTGTAACTATGAGCACGATCAACCAAAGGATCTCGACGACAGAGATCCAGCAGTTCGTACCATCCTCGAATGGCCAAGTCTGGCAAGTCTGGTGTCCAGTAGAACGGTTCCCAGATCACATTGTCGGGAAAGCCATTGGATTTGGTGCAATAGCTGTTTAGACGCATTAGGCCTTCGGGGAAAAAGGCCTGAGCTCGTGTTTGATCTTGAATAATGCAAGGCTTGTCAGTGCCGTTGAGCAAACAGGCTCGACGCCCACCAATGCGTTTCTCCAGGCCAGGATCCTTAGCTACACTGAGCCAACGACCAAAAATCACTCCTGGCTTGGGTCTTGAATCTTTGAGTAGCTTGGCAGGATCGCTAAAGGATTCTTCAACAATGTCCAGCCATTCAATCAAGGTCACATTGGTGTTTGGATGCATCTGCTGAAACTGCTGAGCATAAGGCACAGCATGATACATGATTTCTCCATACCAGTTTGCAGGGCGTTGGCTCTGAAAGTCTGTGACGTTTTCTAGTTCAGGCACCACAAAAATTACAATGTCATCGATGTGTAGGCCTTCCTTGGCAAAGGTCTCGATGATGTTTCTACTGTCCCAGCCACCGCTGAACAGCACTGCCACATAGTCATACTGCTCTCTTATTTGCCGGGCCCGTGCGCGATACAGTTGATCCAGAGTGTGATGTTTCCATGCGCCTCGCCGGTGAGCATCTTTCCAGATCTGGTCATAGTAGTGCCATTTCACTGGTTGGCTAGTTCGTTTGGCAGCGACCAATGCGTCTCGATTGGTGTAAAATATATCATTGCCTACAGTATAGTGCCCTGACGGGCTGTATAGAACTTCGCCTACGCTGTCGGTACCGGGCACATGGCTCATTGTCGGTCCAGTATGTTTCGTTTAAAATCGTTTAACAGTTTGTCGTAGTCGGCTGGAGCACCGCCCTCTGGACGGGTGTTTACTGTGTTGGCAAACCACTCAACAGTGGCCGGCTGACTCAGCACAGTGTTAAAAATTTTGTTGAGCCGCAACAGTTTTTCTTCTGGGAAGTTTTTTGCTACACTGATGCCTTGACCGGCTACAATGCCCATCTTGTCAAGATTGCCAATGATTTTGATACGGTCTTTGTGTGTGTTGATTAGATTGTTTGTGCTGACAATTTGTGCAACCGGAACATCTTTGCGCAGTAGTCCCAGCATGAGCTCAGCATCGTTTCTAAATGGCACAATCTGTACTGATGGGTCAAGCTTCATCTTGGAGATTAACAACGGGGCAGTTGCACCAGAATACCCAATGTTCAAATTGCCACGAAGATCAGCTAGACTGTTGATTGATGATTCTTTTAGCGAGGCAAACAAGAAGTTGATACGCACCAACAAGATCAAACTCTTGGTATCATTCAATGGATCCAGCTTGAGGTCAGGATGCTGTATGTAAGAAGATACCTGTGTTCCGGTGGAGCTCACAAACAAAACATTGGGGTTGGTCCGGCTTTCTTCAAGCATGGCCTGGTATGCTACCAAGAAGTCAGCACCTGGACGGTTGATGACTATAAACTTGTAGTCAGAAATTTTTTCAGCTTCGTCGGCAATCTTTCTTACATAGACATCGCTGGGGCCACCTGCTGGAGAACCAATGTAAATTTTAAATGTTTCTGCGTGTGCTAACCCTGCTAGTACAAACAGCGTGACAATGGCGGTTAAAAGTTTTTTGATCATAGACATGTTCCTAAAAGTTATTGTAACACATTGCTAGTAGGATGTCTACACACGGTGCGGCGTTCTGAGCATAGTTGTGTCAGTAAAAGGGTCACTACCCTAGGC